AAAAGATATGAATGCCGTGGTAGATGCTGTTGAAAGATACAGTATTGGACTGGATGATATTGTTTACAGACTACATTCATATGGAATTGGATCTGTGAATGATGCATATCCACCATACAATCTTGTAAAAGAATCAAACATCAAATGGCGTATTGAAATGGCCCTGGCAGGATGGGCACCAGAGGATATTGAAGTTAGTACAGAATCAAATGTTTTGTTGATTAAGTCTGTATCACCAAAAGGGTCAACTGATGAAGAATACATGCATAAGGGTGTAAGCACTCGGACTTTTGCTAGGGGATTTAATCTTTCGGATGATGTTGAAATCGGTAAGGTTGACTTTACAAATGGATTACTTGTGATAGAATTGCAGAAGGTAATTCCTGATCACCAGAAGTTAAAGGTTTATGAAATCCAAAATTCTCAACTACCTGAAAGTGATGGTGTGTCATCCAGCGACACACTATAATCTGATCACGATTGGAATGCTGATTGTAATCGGAGGATTACATAACCATGCTCACTATTCAATGAATATGGATGCAAATTCTTATGTTAGACAGTGGTGTAGATCATCAGCAGAAAACAAAAAGACCTGCATCAGTTATGGTGGAAACATGGACTACTAAACGACCTATATAATGTACAACCAAAGAGACCTCACGGGGTCTCTTTTTGTTTGAGGTAACCTATGAACATGTATGTTAATCTATGTCCTGCGTATGCAGAAAAGAGTGAGACACTTACTCTCGACCTTGCTCCTGAGGAGATGGATAAATTTATGCAGTATGTTCACATCCTTGCTGATGAAAAGAACATTACTGCTAGACGCGCCTTTACTGATATGGTAAAGTACACTTATGAAAATTTGATGGAGAAAGACTATGAGCGTAAGAATCGTAAGAATGCAAAACGGCGAGGACGTGATCGCTGATGTGTATGAGATGAGGGATGACCGAGAAGGTCCACCACTCGCATACAAGTTGGACAAACCTTACACTGTGGTGATTCAAGAGAAGCATAACCTGTTTGAAGAACCATCATACGATAAGGATCCTACAACTATGGATCAGATCGATATTGAGTTCCAACCATATGTGCCTTTCTCTAAGAGTTCGCACATCTATCTACCTCTTCCATCTGTAACATTCATTTACAACCCTATCGATCAAGTGATCGAAAAATATAACGAACTTAATGCTACCAATGCTGAAATTACTGTTGTTGAAGAACGATCCGAGCACGTACCTGATGGGGACGCTGACGGAACTGGACGAGGAACCGAGTCTACTACTTGAAAACTGCTTCCGAATAGCACCTGATGGCACTCTCAGTGAGTTCCCTCTACATACAGACCAACGAGATGTGTTCTTGACTTCTGACCTGATCTTTACTATACTGGACCCATCCACTGCTCTGGTGGATCAGTATAAATCGATGGTTAGTTGATGAAGTTTTACACGGATGTCATTCTACTCGGTGATGTTATCTTTTATCGGGGATACGAAAACGGAGAACCCGTTGAATATCGAGAGAAGTCACGTCCTACCCTGTACTTTGTACCTGACAATCAGAACAAAGAGTCTAAGTTCAAGACTCTTGACGGTAGATATGCTCATCCTAAACGCTTTGATGGCGCTAGGGATGCTCGTAAGTTTATCGATCAGTATACTGATGTTGGTGGGTTAGAAGTGCATGGATATGACAGGTTCGTGTATCAGTTTATCGCTGAGAAATTCCCTGATGAGATTCGTTTCGACATGAACGCGATGAAGATCTATACGATTGACATCGAAGTTGGTTGTGACAATGGATTCCCCTCAGTAGAGGCGTGTCAGGAGGAGATTCTTTGTATTACTATAAAGAATCTTGCCACCAAGGAGGTGATAACTTGGGGCACTAGGGAGTTTACACCGAAGGACACAGAGTATCGTGTCTTTTGGAAGGAAGTGGAGATGTTGGAAGACTTCCATTCGTGGTGGGCACAAAACACTCCTGATATTATTACTGGTTGGAACTGCAACTTGTATGATATCCCTTACATCTGCCGTCGATTTGAACGGGTGCTAGGGGAGACGTGGAAAAAGTCCCTCTCCCCATGGAACCGTGTTCGCGAGCGTGAGATTACTATGATGGGTCGCACTCAGATTGCTTATGAAATCAGTGGTGTGACAATTCTAGACTATCTAGATCTGTATAAGAAGTTCACCTATTCTGCACAGGAATCATATCGCCTAGATCACATTGCAAATGTAGAACTAGGTCAGGCAAAGATCGATCACAGTGAGTATGAGAACTTTAAAGAGTTCTATACTAAGGACTGGCAGAAGTTTGTTGAGTATAACATCGTTGACGTAGAACTCGTTGACCGTCTAGAAGACAAGATGAAACTCATTGAACTAGCACTGACTCTTGCATATGACGCTAAGGTTAATCTCAGTGATGTTTACTCTCAGGTCAGGATGTGGGACACCCTCATCTATAATGACTTGAAGAGTCGCAACATTGTAGTTCCACCTAAGATTAGTACGCAGAAGAACGATCAGTATGCTGGTGCATATGTCAAAGAACCTATACCAGGTGCTTACGATTGGGTGGTATCGTTTGACCTTAACTCTCTATACCCTCACTTGATCATGCAGTACAACATCTCACCAGAAACTCTGGTAGAGAGGCGTCACCCCACAGTGACTGTTGACAAATTGCTTAACAAGGAAGTTGAGATCGGTGGAGAGTATGCTGTGTGTGCTAACGGTGCTCAGTATCGTAAAGACATACATGGTTTCCTACCTGAAATGATGCAAAGGATCTATGATGAACGGACCATATACAAGAAGAGAATGCTTAACGCTAAGCAGGCTCTTGAAAATGCCACCACACCTGAGGAAACCTTGGCATTACAAAAAGATATTGCAAGATATACCAATATCCAAATGGCAAGAAAGATCCAACTCAACTCTGCCTATGGTGCCATCGGAAACCAATACTTCCGATACTTCAATCTGGCAAATGCTGAGGCGATTACTCTCTCGGGGCAAGTAAGTATTCGATGGATTGAATCGGATGTTAACAAGTACCTAAATAAAATATTGCAAACCGAGGAGGAGGATTATGTCATTGCATCTGACACTGACTCAATCTATCTTAATCTTGGACCTCTTGTTACTAAATTTCTTGGTAGTAAGTCTGGCGATAAAGCAGCAACTGTTTCCTTACTTGATAAGGTATGTCACGAGAAGTTGGAACCATTTATTGAACGTTCGTATCAAAACCTGGCAACGTATGTTTCGGCGTATGATCAAAAGATGCAAATGAAGCGAGAGAACATCGCTGATCGTGGTATCTGGACCGCTAAGAAGAGATACATTCTACATGTATGGGATAGTGAGGGAGTTCGGTATGAGAAACCCAAACTTAAAATCATGGGCATCGAAGCAGTCAAGTCTTCCACTCCTGCACCTTGTCGTACAGCAATTAAGGACGCTCTCAACGTTGTTATGAGTGGTACTGAGGAAGATATTCAAAAGTTTATTGCAAAGTTCCGTCGTGATTTTGAGCGTCTTCCCTTGGAAGACATTGCATTCCCACGTAGTTGTAATAACATAGGGAAGTTCTCTTCTCCCTCACAGATATATGGTAAAGGATGCCCCATGCATGTGAGGGGTTCTTTGTTGTATAATTATTACTGTAAGAAGTTGAAGATCTCCCACAAGTATCCTCTGATACAAGAGGGAGAGAAGATCAAGTACATCTATCTACGCAAACCTAATAGGATGGGGGAGAATGTTATTTCATTCTTCCAGACTCTACCCAAAGAGTTTGATGTCCACGGTTCAGTGGACTATGATGAGCAATTTACCAAGTCTTTCCTCAGTCCTGTCAAGGTTGTTCTTGACGCTGTTGGTTGGACACCTGAAAAACGTAACACTTTGGAGTTTTTATTCGGATGAGTTTTCTTAATGATGTAGTCAAGGAGATTGGCAATGAGTATGCTGGCGTTGTTAGCGAAGGGGTTGCCGCTGGCGATGTTACATCTTTTGTTGATACTGGGTGTTATCTCTTTAACGCCGTGGTTTCTGGTTCTATTTTTGGAGGTGTTCCTTCCAACAAGATTACGGCTATTGCTGGTGAATCGAGCACGGGAAAGACTTATTTTACTCTTAGCATCGTTCGTAATTTTCTTGACTCCGATCCTGATGCTGGATGCATTTATTTTGAGTCCGAGTCTGCAATCTCTCGCGACATGATTGAGAGTCGTAAGATCGATTCTAATCGTATGATGATTGTTCCTGTTGTTACAGTGCAAGAGTTTCGTACCCAAGCAATTAAGATCATTGATAAGTATCTGGAACA